CCTGCATCAGGTTGTTTTTTGTTTCTTCCGCCTCCCGGATCCGGAACAGTTTTTCTGCTTCCGTATCCTTCACCCAGGCTGTGCCGTTCCACTTCTGATATTCCCCTCCCGGCGATAACCAGGTAACATTTTCCGGTAACGGACCGAGTTCAGAAATAAATAACGCGTCGCCGGAAGCCACGTCATAGACGGTTTTTCCCCGATGATCTTCAACGAGATGCCACGATGCCTCATCACTGTTGAAAACAGCCACGAAGCCTGCCGGAATATCTGGCGGTGCAATATCGGTACTGTTTGCTGGCAGACCTGTATGAGGCGGAATATATGCGTCACCTTCACCAATAAATTCATTAGTTCCGGCCAGCAGATTATAAATTTTTATGGTCCGTGGTTGTTCACTCATTCTGAATGCCATTATGCAAGCCTCACAATATAGTTAAATGCGATGTTTTTGACGGTGTTTTCCGCATTACCAGCAGCGTTAACGGTGATGGTGTGTCCATGTGAACCAATCGCAACGGAGTGCGTATGAGCACCAATACCGACAGTATGCGCGTGTGCACCTGCAGATGCTGCTGTGCCGGACAGTGATGGCTATGATTACCATCTGTACTGGTATTGCTAACCACCCCGTAGAATACCTACTGAGCCTTGTACACCCCAGGTATTTTGACCTGAGCTTGTATAACCATATTGATAAGTATCTTTAAAAACACTGGGGTTAAATCGACGGCCATCTCTATGGCTGTGATTACCAGCTGCATTCGTGCTGCCACTTAAACTATGAGTATGCGCACCAGTGTTATTCGTGGATTTAGTGCCGTAATCAAACGATGATGTGGTTTTCGTACCCAAATCGTACTGGATCGCTGGCGCTGTGGGTTGCGATTTAATGCCGTCCTGTTCCTGAGACAATACGGCACGACCACTGGCGGGCTTGCCCTTAATCGTCCAGCCACGCATATCAGGGATCACGCCTGACGGATAAGCGGCTGCAAGTTTCGGGTAAGCAGATTTGTCAAAAGTCTGCCCCTGCATCAGGGCATAACCAGACGGAACGGTATCTGATGGCCACGGGATTGGTGCGCCGACTGGGTAGCTTTCTGGTGGAAGATTTTTCGAGGTATAAACTTCTGCCCAGTCTTCCTCAAAACCATAACCGTCTCTTGAAGAACGGTAGAACAGACCACCATTTCTGTAATGCGCCTTCATCTGCAAGGTCCGGCAACTTCCGACTCCGGTATAGAAGTTAACCAGAATATAGCTGTCGCCAGAGCGGGTGACATTGTAAGCGCCTGATTCGGCATTCCAGGGAACGCCACCATCCGCATCGGCATATGTATCCGTTGCCCTTCTGGCAAAAGCAGCCACATGCGCGGCGGTTAAAGTAATATCTTTTGAACCATCAAACTCAACCCCAGAAACCAGTCTTGGCGTTTGCAGCTTTGTTGCTGTCAATGCGTTACCGTTCAGACTTGCAGACAGCTTGGTTCCAATAACCAGTTCGCCGGTTGCGTTATCAATAGCAAACGGTCTTAATGTATTCCAGCCACCATAAACATCACCTTGATTGGTAAGCAGCAGGTAAGTTTTAGCGCCATCATTACGCCATAATGCCCCATACTCCCCACCTATCATTCGAATCTGATTACCACCACGCGCTACAATTTCGTCTGTGGCAAAAAGTTTTTTGCACGACAAGTTATCGTTAACGATTAACGAATGAGACTCATAAAAACCACGCCCACTCTTAAAATCAAGGATAACGTCCGCCGCGATACATTCAGTCGCGGATTTGTTGCCCCAAACTTATAGGTCGTATCATTAACAACGAGATCAGCACCAGGTGCGGATATTGACAGGCCATCTTCGATAAACGCAAAAACAGGGAAAGCAGCGCCATCAACATAGAACACAGAGCGCAAATCATCGCCCTTATTACTCATCATTATTGAGTGGATGGCTCGTTCATTGTTTTGATATTGCCAGAACATTCCATAAGCATAACGCCCCCTGTCAGTCCAGCCACCAGGCATAACAAATCCGTTAAACTCGCAGTTATTCATCGGATCGCCTGCGGTTCGCGTTGCCGTGGTGATAATGACCCTTGATGCCAGTTCGCTTACTGAGCCAGCAGAACGCATAACAACAACAGGGTAATATTTTCCAGATGTTGCACCTGCAGGAGCGTTAACCCGCACATAACGCATACCACGCTTATCAGCAAAGTCTGTTTTACTGACCGCGTTAATGTTGTTCAGGAAGCGTCCCTTATCGGGTATATCAGCGCCGTTCTGGTCTTTCTGCAGACGTTTCTCTGCATTGTCATAGGCTGATTTTACTGCCTTTGGCGTTGCCGCCAGCGTTTCAGACGTGCTGTTGGTCGCGCTGCTTAGCTGGATTATCCCTTTCTGTGCTGTCGTTGCATCCTGTGCGGTGTATTTCCCGTTAGCCAGGTCATACGCGGCCTTAACGGCTTTTGGCGTTGCCGCCAGTGACTCGGAAGTGCTATTGGTCGCACTGCTGAGCTGTACTATCCCCTTTTTCGTCGTGCTCGCATCCTCAAGCGCCACGGCGGATGCAATATCCTCTGCCCGTTTTGCCGCTGTCTCAGCGCGCGTTGCCGCGGATTCCGCCGTACTTTTGCTCTGAGCTGCCGCCGTCGCACTGCCAGCTGCCTCTGTCGCCTTCGTGGATGCCGTCGTGGCGCTGCCCTTCGCTGCGGACGCTTGTCTGGTCGCCTCATCTTTTGAAGCAGACGCCGATGATGCCGATGACGCCGCCGAACTGGCGGACGATGCGGCAGCCGTTTTTGAGGATTCTGCGCTGGTTTCCGACGCTTTCGCGTTCGTCTCGGATGTCTTCGCTGCGGAAGCAGACCTCGCTGCTGCGCTGGCCTGTACAGCGGCTTCGCCAGCCTTCGTTGTGGCTGTTGAAGCGGACGATGCAGCACTTTCTGCCGATTTTCCGGCGGCGGTGGCACTGGCTGAGGCCTGCCCGGCACTTGTTGACGCGGCACTGGCAGACGACGCAGCCGCTGTTTTTGAGCCTGCCGCAGCTGAGGCACTCTGTCCCGCTGCCGTTTCAGAAGACCTGGCGTTTGTCTCAGACGTCTTTGCCGCCTTCGCGGAATTGCCTGCCGCCGTTGCCGAGGAAGCGGCACTACTGGCGCTTGATGATGCGTTCGTTTCTGATGATTTCGCTGCCTCTTTTGAGGCCGCCGCATCCCGGGCTGAGGTGGCTGCTTCTGACGCTTCGTGGTCGCGGGGATGCAGAAGTGGCTGCTGATTGTTGTGACGCTGCCGCATTCGTTTCTGACGTTTTCGCCGCACGGCACTGGTAGCTGCCGCGCTTTTTGAGGACTCTGCAGCGCAGCACTTTTCGATGCTTCATGGCCTTTGTTGATGCCGTTCCTGCGCTGGAAGATGCTGACTGAGCCGACGACGCGGCCTGTCCGGCTGACGTGCTGGCTGCGCGTGCTGAGCCTGCAGCATCAGTCGCATGGGTTGCCGCCTCACGGGCTGATGTGCTGGCATCGCTGGCTGACTTCTTCGCGGCTGCCGTGTTCTGTGCCACCGCGGACGCGTTACGCGCCACCTCTTCCACCATCAGTTCAAAACGGCGCAGTGCCTCTGGCCGGACATCATCCTCCGTCATTGCACCGAGGAAATCATTCAGTGTGCCCGGCTTTGAGTCCTCATATACGGTGATAATCCCGGCGTGTGACGGCGGGAATCCCTCCACCAACAGACTGACGCTGTACTGACCATACTCGACGTCCATTGTGTAACGCCCGGCTTCATCCGGGTTTTCTGAGGCCACTGTGTTCACCACCACCGTGGTGCTGTTGCGCCTGGCCTTTAGCTGAATGGTGCAGTTTTGTATCGGCTTACCTGCGCCATCTTTCAGTACACCTGAAATCCGTACTGCCATATTCCCCCCACAAAAAAGCCCGCCTGAACCGGCGGGCTGTCATAACACTGTGTTACCTGGCTAATCAGAATTTATAACCGACACCAACGATGAAACTGTTGGTACGCCAGTCACCGCTGCCGGAGCCTTCATAAGCGACGTCAACGGCCACGGATTCGGTCGGGTTAAACTGCACGCCAGCTCCCCACGCCAGAGAGGTGTTACTGTGGCGAGCGTCATCACTTCCGGTCAGCACGTCGTGCGTTTTTCCCTTGTTGTCAGTTACGCGGAGATAATCCCCGGAAAAAGTCGACACACGGCTGTAAGCCACGCCTGCCATCGCATACGCGCTGAACCATTCATTCACGCGTACAGACGGCCCCGCCATCACGCTGAACCAGCGGTTACGCACGGAATCTTCATGCCAGCGGGTATCGCTGTAACGGGTAAGCTGGCGATTCTTGTCTCCTGCATAGCTGAACGACGTCACCATCCCCAGTGTGTCCGTAAACTCATAACGGTATTTCACGTTAATCCCGTTCAGATCATCACTGCCGGGAACGTTCGTCCGGGCATGAAGATACCCCGCGCTCAGCGTGGACTGATGTTCAGACGCCCATACAGGCGCACCGGATACGGCCAGACAAATGGCTGCGGACAAAATGGCTGCACAAACTTTACGCATAATTACCTCTCGCTTTTCTGCAATAAAAAAGGCG